AGGAGGGTTGAGTTGCATTCTTTTGCTGCTATGTACAGCATCAAACGCATATATTCAATGTCCTCCATCTTTTCAACATTGCAACCCTTCAATGTAAAGAGGATGTGTCTCATTGCGGCTCCAGTGCAATCCAATAATCAAGTGGTTTAGTTTCCATCGAGTTCAAATCGATAGCAGTGAACTTGGCAACTCGGGTACCATAGATACGAACCTGATAGTCTTCAGGTTGGAGACGCAGGTTCTCAACTTTGAAGCAAACGCAGACTTCTTTGTCAGGATCAATCTGACACACAGGAACCTCAAAGGTGTTGCTGGTGTCATTCTTCTTGTCACAAACACGAAGGATCAGTTGATCGTGACGGGAGTAGAGGCACAGGTCAGGTACCTGGTACACGTTTGCAGCACGGAGCAGAGCGTCAAGAGTCTTTGCTTCAAGAGTGAAGGAGACATTAACACCGTCAGGTGGATCCAGATCTTTGTTGGGAGGTTGTACCACCAGGTCAGGATCAGAGAAGAAGTAGTTCGTGTAGGACTTAGAGTTCTCGTCACGAATAACTACCTTGCCATCAGTGTTAAAGTCGAAGATCGGATTCTCAAAGAGTGAGAGACCAGAGAGAAATACACCCAGGTCGTAAATCGCCATCTGAGTAGGAAACTCTTCCGCAACTTCAGTAGAAGCAAAAATGTTCTTGTTGACAGAAATAGTACGGATCTTAGACCCAGGATTGATAACAATTGACTTGTTGATCGTTGCAAAGTTCTTAAGAGTGTTGAAGGTTTTCTTAGTAAGTTTGACTTGGGTCATTGATGATAAGTTTCTCGGTTAGCGTTTTTGTCGTTGAAGTGTAGCAGAAGAACTGCGTAGTGGAGAATCTTTACGATGTCACGACGGGCGGTACCCTTGCGATCGTAACGGGAAGCGTACTTAAGGATGTTGCTTCGGCAAAATGCTTCACCATCACCACACGCTTCAATCAGATCCAGTGTCTGAATAGCATCGTCACCACTAGAGTAATGCTGACGATAGGTGTCAGTAATGTACTGACGGAGTTCATCGAGGATCTGATCCTCGGAATACTTATACTGCATAACCGTACTGCTCACGAAGAATCTTTTTGTAAGGGAGGTCATTCTCCCGAAGTTCCAAAACAAGTTTGAGTTTGTTGTGAAGTGATGTGTTGCCACCCAGTTTGAGTGCATCAATGATGCATTTCAATTCAGAATCGTCAATCGGTAAATCCATAAAAAAGTTGTAGGGGTGGTCAACACCCCATATAGTATCACTGTTGAGGTTCTTTGTCAAAGTCAGCATCGATCTTGTCGTACAGTTCGATGAACGCTTGCTTGGTTTCATCGTCGAAACGATTGATGCTGTACTTGATAGCATCTTCTTTGTTACCAAAGATGCTGAAGGCACGGACAACGTGTACCAGACGACGAGTGGAGATTACTTCATCGATGCCACCGTCATAGAAGGTCTTACGGATGACTTGTGCCCAGTCCACGAGACGGGAGATGAAGTTGTCATCATCGACACCCAGAGACTCCGCAATCTTCATCAGAATCTTTCCTTCAACAGCAGTGGTGGGATACTCTTGCTCAAGCGTGATAGCAAAACGCTCAAGGAATGCTTCGTTCAGAACATTGGTACCAATAAAGCGACCATCTTCCGAACCCTTGCCTTTGGTGTTGGCAGTTGCAAACACGTTGAACCCAGGAGCGGGTTTGACATACTTACCGATCTTCTTCAGGAAGACACCCTTGCCCTCAAGCACAGATTGCAAACAGAGGATCTTGTTAGAGGCAAGATCAACTTCATCTAGAAGCAACACAGCTCCGCGTGAAAGAGCCTCCACGACGGGTCCATTGTGCCAGACAGTTTCGCCATTAACAAGACGGAAACCACCAATAAGATCATCCTCGTCAGTTTCAACGGTGATGTTTACGCGAATGAACTCTTTATTTAGGAGAGCACACGCTTGTTCAACACCAAAGGTCTTACCGTTACCAGACAGACCAGAGATAAACGTGGGGTAGAAGATACCAGACTTGATGATCTTCTTAATAGCAGAGAAGTTCCCGAAAGGGACAAAGTTAGGATCCTTAGTAGGAATCAGAACAGTTTGCTCCTGAGCGGGAATACCAGCAGGAGCAGCAAAGGTTTTTTCCAGTTCCTGAACACTGAGGTTCCACTTGCCACGACCAGACTTGTAATCATCAAGACGGTTTTTCACTGTAGGAAGAGAAACGTTGAAGTGGTCAGCAGCAGAAAGAAGGTTGGCGGTATTGACTTCAGTACCAAAGTTGTCGGACAGATAGGAAATAAGTTGTTCGGTGGTCACAGGAGCGGGAGCGAAGGGCATCGTGGTTCGTTTGGTATGTACCAATTATAGGGGCAGAGTGGGGCAGACTCAGGGCAGAGTGGACAGTTAGGCAACTGTCTGCACAAAGGCATTGAGCATCTTTTTGTTGTTCTTCTTGGACTTGAACATTTTCTTGAATGCTCGGGTGATCTCTGCTTTACTTGCTTCTTCAGAAACATTGTCCATTCCAGAAACATCTTCCTGGTTGGAAGTAGGCATCACATAGAGTTGGTGGTACCCACGACGAGAGCAGACAGCATACTTCTCTTTCTTGTAGGTAGCAACAAACCGATCATACTCCTCATCCATTGTCCAGTTAAACAATTGACGGAAGAACGAACCAGACTCACGAGGAGCAAGCAAACGGAACCCAAGGAAGTTGACAGTGGGGAATCGATCACGCAGGTTCATCAGCAAGATCTCCGAGAGACCAGCATAGTTATCAGACATCTTCTCATAAACCTTACCAAGTTTACGATCACGCAGTTGACAGTTTTGACGGATGTGGTTTGCCCAAGGGCGACCATCATAACGCCACTTGTCACTCCAGACTCCAGAACCTGCTGCTTCACCATCAGTAAGGATGCAGACGGTAACCTTCTCTGCTTGACGCTTCATCTGAGGGATCAGAGCGTGGAGACATACCAGTGCTTCATTCAGAGGGGTACCAGAAAGACCCATACCAGGAGTGGGGAAGAAGAAGAACTCGTGCGACCATCCTTTGTATCCGATAGCACCAGCGTTGAAAAACAGATACTTGAGAGATTCTTCAAGGTCACGAGTCTTCTGTTTAGATGATGCCAGGTGCATCATTGCAAAGTAGTTATCGAGAGCAAACTGATTGGGAACTTCTTTGATAACGAGACCTTCAGAATGCATATCACTAATACCATTACGCTCAAGACGCTTGTAGATCATATACGTCTCGTTAGTAAACGCATATACATCAAACGGGATGTTTGATTTTTGGCAGAACCAGCAGAGTTGAATGACTTGATTGACGGTATCGATAAGATTGTTGGACATAGAACCAGACCAATCAACTAGGAAAATCATACCGTGGTTCTTACCCTCAGGGATCACAGAGACCCGCTTGAAGAGATCATCGTTGTACTTATAGGTATGCAGTTTAGAGGTGTCTAGGACGCCCGTCTTGGCGCTGCTAGAGCGAGCATAGGTACTCGCTGCCTTGCGACACTCAAACTCTTTTACCAGGTAATTGACTTCTTGCTGGGAGTTCTTACGAAACTTCTTCCAAGCATTCTCAGCAACTTGAACTTGCTCAGCACCATTCTCTTCCAATCCACTGAAGTGAATACGATGCTCTTTAAGGATATCGGCACAAGGAACAACAACCTGTTCAACCGTGAACTTGGGAAGTTCAAAGTAAACACTATCAGAAAGTACCTGTTTGGTTAGTTCTTCCATTGCCTGCTCAAAGGCAGCATCAGTGGTTGCATCCATTTCTGTGGATCCACCAGCACCGCCACCAGGGGATTGCTCAGATTCTTCGGCATCGGCACTTTTGTTTTCAGGTTGCCCTTCACCCTCTTGCTCGGTAACTTGCTCGGTGACTTGCTCGGTGACTTGCTCGGTAGAACCGCCAGACTGACCCACAGGAGGAGGGGTGATGTCAGCAACCTTCTTCTCCTGCTTGGACTTCATATACTTCCAGATAGCATTGGCAACAGCAATAGCATCCTCAAAAGTTTCTGCTGCAGCAGTGTCATCAACAAACTTTTGCTCCTCTTCAGTGAAGTTGACATCGATGAAGTTGCCGACCTTGAAGAAGATATTGATGCGATCCACAAGATTCATATTCTTAGTGGTACCGTCAAGAGAGAAGAAGTCTTCATCCTGCAGTTGCTGATATCCCCTATAGAAGGTCTTGGGGAGACCAGGATACTTACGCTTCATCAGTTTCTCAACGCGAGCATCTTCAGTCACGTTGACGAAAGACTGTGGGCACTCCATAGTCTGCCACCCATCAGCAGGAGTGAACAGAGCGTGACCAACCTCGTGAGAGACCAGAAGGTCATATACATTCTCACTTGCCTTCTCCCAGTTTGGGAGGGTCAGGACACGCTTGGCAACATCAAAGGATGCAGTAGAGACACTGCGGTGCTCGATCACCAGATCTTCAGTAGCGAGCAGTTTAGCGAGTGTACCCTTGACTCCAGTGTTGACCGTCATAATCCTGTTGCGTTGATGCACATACTATAAGACCCCTGGCGTGAACCAGAGGTCTTAGTGTGCCGCTTTTTGAAGTGGCGCAGTGCTTCACGCCGTGCCCTCATCGCTTGAGGTTTTAGGTGTCGCTTTTTTTCTTTCTTGCTGTGGTGTTGCCAATTTGGGACTGTCATCGTACTTGTCCTTTAGTTTGTTGATTAGATCATCATACCAAAGAGTGTTGTCGTCAGGCATCAAGCATAGATGGGAAACGCTCTCTTCTATCTATCTCATTAAGGGACAGCATAAAAGAAATACTCCATCTTTCTTCATCTGAGTAGTTATACATAACCTCGTGGTCAAGATAACCAGGCCAGATCAAAAGATCTGTCTCAGTTGGGATGTGCATATGGATACCAGCGTGGTACGGTCTATGCAACATCATTGCTTCTACAACTGGGGAAGGATTGTAAAATTGAATTGCTCCAGAGTCTGCCAATGGAACTTTCAAATAATACGTTCCTGCCATATCACAGCAAGCGTGGTTGTGTCTAGTCTGATACGAACCTGGTGGATTAATGTTAACCCAACAGTAAGCAACCTCTAACTTGTCGTCATAGTTTGAAATCGCATCATTTAGATACTGCCCAAACTCAGGGTACTCTTTATGCAGTTTATTTTGAGAACGAACTGTAGAGAACCCTGTGCCATTGTGGGCATTGTCTGGTACACAGAACTCTTCACGACGACTTAGAAGTCTAAACTTTAATGCATCGTGAAGTTCTGGGTCCCACTCTTTGAATCCTCGGTATGATGGTACGTCAAACATCTTCAATAATTTTAGAGAAATTATTTACCTTATCGAATCGTAAGGTACGTTGAAACTTATCAACCAGGATTTCTCCTTTATGGGAGATAACAAAGAGATGAGTCTCTGCTCCAAGTCCCTTCAGAATTTTTAGAAGTTCTTCGGTAGCAGTATTATCTAGACTAGAATCAAAAACCTCATCCAGAATCAAAAGATTCGTAGTGACAGAGTTTTTGAGTTTCGCGACGTGTCTCCAAGTAAACAAAAGGGAGAGATCAATTTTTTGCTTCTCTCCTTCAGAAAAGGAAGCATATGAGAACTTGTCGCGATGCCTAGATTTTATCACTTCATTGAACTCTTCGTCAAGAGTGAAGTTAATGTATGTGTCCATACTTCCAAGATGCCTGTTGATCGATTGATTAATAACAGGAATGTACTTAGAAATAATCTTGGACTTGATCCCACCGTCTTTGAGAAGACTTTGAACAACTTTGTAATCAGAAGATAGTTTACTAACTTCAGAACAATCCTGTTCTTTCTTTGTGTACTCTGCAATTAGATTGTCAAGTACAGTCTTCTCTTTATCAATGTCGGGTTTCTTAGAGAGTCTTTGGACCTCGCTAAGAATCTTAGCGTTGGTACCCATCAACTTATTCTCTTCGATCTTGAGGGCATCTACGTTGGACTTCAGTTCCCAGAACTTCTTCTGGTCTGCCTGAACAGATTTCATCTGATCACGCACTTTCTTTAACTGAACCTCAAGTTGGGTTATCCCGTCATTGTAGTCGGTGGTCTTCTGCCCCAGAATACCTATCTTAGCATTACGAAACTCTTCGTCGATAGGTCGTTGACACGTTGGGCAACTGGTGTTGTCGGTGAAGAAAGCAACATCTTTCTGAACCTTGTCACGTTTCGCTGCAAGTTTCACTAAGATGTCGCGTACCTTTTTATATTGACCGTCCAGTTGTGTTACCTTCTGATCAGATTCACCGACTGCTTTCATCTCTTCGGTGAGAGTTGTACACTCGGACTGAAGAGATAACACCTTATCTTCGTTCTCTTTGAACTGGATGGTAAGGTGTTCGATCCTTTCGTCATTGACACTCGTGAGAGCATCGAGGGTCTTGCGTTGCGATGCAACACGTTCTTCTGCAATCTGCATCTCATAGTTACAGTTGCGAAGGGACTCATTGTTATCTTTCACACGCTCTTTGAGGAGCGTATTCATATGTGAAAAGACTTGAATGTCCAGTAGATCTTCGATAACTTCTCGTCGATGAGCAGCAGGCAACTGCATAAAAGGCACAAAAGTGCTACTGCCAAGAATAACAACCTGAGTGAAAGACTTGAAGTTGAGTTTGAGAATGCTCTGCTCCAAGTATTTCTGGTAGTCTCTATTTGCTGCATCTTGATCAACGAGGGTACCTTGACGATAGATCTCAAAGATACCAGGTTTGATACCTCGTATCACTTTGTAATCCACAGACCCAATACGGAATTCAATCTCAACTACACAATCCTTTTCGTTGATCGAGTTCACCAGTTGCGGTTTGTTGATCTTACGAAACGGTTTGTTGAACAGAGCAAAGCACAACGCATCAAGCATTGTACTTTTACCAGCACCATTAGATCCGATGATCAAAGTGCTTGGTGATTCTGTGAAGTTGATTTCGGTAAACGAGTTACCTGTGCTCAGGAAGTTCTTCCAGCGAATCTTCTCAAACTGAATCATACGGGGGGTATCACAAAGTCATTAGGAGAGATGATGGTGTAAGCATATCCGTGAGAGACGCAATTTTCTTTCACGATTTCTTCTTCCACCTCAGTAATCTCTAGTTCTCTAGAGAAATTATCACTCTCCTCTAGCATCATATGATAGCGCACTGCATCATCTTTGTCAACAAAGATCTGCACAACCTTCTCATCGATGGTCTCGCTGTTGACGGCATAGACCCCGCCCGTTTTTACATCGAGAAGTATGTACATTAGATCTTCCATCAGATGTTGAGTGCTTCTAAGTATAGAGACTTAACGATCGTGACAATGTTTTTCTTATCGAGACTGTCTTCCAAATCATTTACATAGTTTTCAAGGATGGTAACAGTGTCCTCCATTTTGATAGAGTCATCAATGTCTTCCAATTCCAAGTTCACATCTTCAATAATTTTGAGATCGGCAACACCGTTCTCCTGAAGACTCTTTACATATCGATCAAACCAGATTTGATTCTCTCGATTCTGTACGATAAGTTTCACATAAGATCCTTTAAGGTGACTACAGTCAGGAATTTCTGTGTAGTCATTAGCGACATCATCATAGAAGATCTTCGAGAAGATGTCGAAAGGATTACGAACGAACGTAAGTTTAAGTGTATCAGTATTTAGTACGTGAAACCCACGTTTCTGACCGTAATCATTCCAGTAGAGTTGGTACGGGTTACCGAGATACTGGATGTTTTCTTTGCGGGACTTCATATGGAAGTGCCCAGAACACACTAGGTCAAACTTACTGAAGGGACTAGGGTCGTCCCCGTGCTCCATACGTACTCCAGGTAGAGCTTCAAAACCGTTAAGTTCAAGATGCCCCAAGCACACAGATGCATCACTCTCCTCAATTTGTCTTCGGGTTCCTCCTCTATTCTCATCGCATATCCAAGGCAGAAGAAGAAACTTGCGGTTATCGAACTGTAACTCAGTAGGTACACTGATAATCGTAATGTTGTCATACCCCTTTAGAAGTGCCTCTGGTGCGTTGATCTTTAGAGTGTTCTTGTAATAGATGTCGTGGTTACCCAACAGCATCCACATATGAACACCTTCATCACGAAGCGGATCGAACCACATTTCCTTGGCGGAGTCTAATGAAAAGAAGTTGATACTCTTTCGTTTGTCGAAAGTATCTCCCAAACAAATAACGTGTTTGATATTGTTCTTCCTGATATAGGGTAACACTACCCCAGTATAGAACTGATGATACTTATCAATGAAGACTTGATTGTCATTACGAACACCGAAATGCTGATCGGTAATCAAAAGAATCTTCAAAGTTTGCCTCCAACAATACCCGAGTTAACTACACGACTGTGCTGATCAAGATTACCTTCTTGAATTGCTTTCAAGTGCCAGCGTGTAACTGAAAGGACTACATCATATTCAAGACCAGTGATGAAGTGTGCACCCAGAGGATCTTTTAGAATGCTGGTGTGCATACCGAATCTAGTTTTTTTAATGTAGAAGCAATCGTCAATCCACTCAACATCTTCTGGGATGTCAGTCTCAACGGTACCACCGAGTGAATTACTTAGTTTTAGTTTCTTCTGTTCCGTTTCCTGCATCTGGTTTGTTAAATCCGAAAGGTCCTTCGTTTGATTCTAGCGCAAGTTTCAGTGCAACACCACCGACTGCTTCCATAACTTTAAGAATGTCTTCTGTCTTGGCACCTTCACCAAGTTCTTTAGCGATGTACCAATACTTTGGCCAAAATGATTCTCCTGCCTTTTGGTAATCTTCAAGTGTAAGTAGTTTCATAATCAATAACGGTTGTTCATCTCGATGCGAGACTTGATTCCATTGTACACTGCAGTGTCAGAACTGTCATCCGTATGGAAGACTTGATCGAATCCAGACTTCTCTACGATCTTTTCTCTGATTGCTTGCTGTCTCTTCTCTTTAGCAATACGTCTCAGGAATGCGTAGTACACGATCTGAGTAAAGTATGCGAAAGGATTCTTAGACTTCTCGGGATTAAAGTTATCAATATATTGAACACAGTTCTCATATCCATCTGCGATCATATCATCCTTGTACATATAGTTGATGAAGTTAGGACGATAAGAAAGGTGAGTAGCAATTTTTAGGAAGCACTCCCCAAGGTACTCATCGATACGAGGTTTCTCTTTTCCAGCATCAGCAGCACGTTGCACCCTTGCCT